TTTGCCTGTGCTGTCCTTGCCATAATTGCCCTGCCTGAAATCTCTGAACTCTGATCACCGAGTGAAGCCTTGTAAACATTCATTGCAGACATGATATCATGTTCCATGCCTTCTTTGGCTGCAAGCATGGCGGTTGATACTTGTTGTGGATTTTCTCTTCTTGGTCCCAATCCTGTAACCTTTGGATCTGGGTCATAGAACAGATATTTATAATTCTTAGTGGATGAAAGATCCCATTGTGCCTGATGCGCTCCCATCATGGTTGGTGTCATAAGATACGGCTCACGGACTGACTGAATCTGTTCCGCTTCAGCACTGGTCCAGTAATTATACATCTGCTGTGGTTCTTTGGCAAATCGCACCATACCACGGGTTTTTTGAACACCATTGATATTTGTTTCAAGGCCAAGTTCTGAAATGATTGGAATAAATTTACCCGGCCAGTCATCAAACGGACCTTCAAGTATCTGAGTACCAATCATCTTACACCATCTAACTTTAGGGTGATTGACTTCTTTTTCTTTTAAAGCTTTTTCACCTTCTTGAAGGTCCCAAACAGTCATTTGAGTACCGTTACGTTCAACCCTGTAAGCTGTTTTAGTGCTTTTTTCTTTCCACCAATACTCTGCTATCCTGACTGAGTCTTCACGCTTCCAGCCTGTATATGATTCATCGTCCGGCCAATCTTCGACAGAAACATCAGGGTATTCTTTTTTAATCTCTTCAATTGACATATCCTGTGATATAAAGAAAAAGTTTCCATCTGACCTGTCAATTTTCTTAGCTGAAGGGTCATAAGTTACTGACAGACTGTTTGGAATGCGACCAATCTCAATATCCTGTTCAAAAGGATCATCTTCAGAATCAATTATATTTATACGCCAGAACCCACGGCCACCATGTAAAACACATGAATGTGAGGTATTATAAGCGGCTCTGGCTATGGAATTATATTCAATATTTCGAATAATGGAAGCGATGATTTCAGCAATCTTAGGATCTGCTAAATTATCAACTGCTTTAACTTTGATTGATGGTCTTAACTTTCTAAACTCACCTTCCGTTTGTGCAATCTTTTCAGCCGTTTTATTCATAACCAAACAAGGGCGTGATGGATTTGCACCCTCTCTGATTTCACGAGTCTTCTTGTCCCACTGACACCCCTCATCATTAATAGCAAAACGGGTATCTTGATCTGCAAGTTGACGCTCTTTTTTGTCAATTTTCCTTGCAGAATTAAACCTTAACCTGGCTTGCCGTAAAAGGGCATCATTTTTTTTTGACATTGTTAATCAATTCCTTTAATAACTTTTAAGGATCTCAATCCCGGGATATATTTCTTTTCAAACCTGACATGCATCGTCCGACCATCGACATTGAATCTGTCACCATTTCGTATCATCGCAAATTGTTCAGGTGTAAAATCTGTTAATGGGAGAAATGCGGGAAGGGCTTCTAAATCAAGAGAAAAATCTATTAAACAACTCAAAGATTGATCTTTTTCTTTTGCCATATCAACACCAAGATATATCGGATCTTGTTTTATTCCGGAAATGGTGGCCATCTGCACCCGGTCAAGTTCAATCTTTGCGTCAATCAATGTAGATAAAATTTTAACAGTCGTTTCAATACTATCAGCTTTTCTATCTGAAACACTTCTTAAAGATTGTAACAATTCAGCTTCAAGACCGTTAACCATGGTTCTTTCGTCGGTATTCTTTGCGATCCTGTGGTCAACCTGATTACTGTTAATGTTATTTTCTTTCCCGTCAAATTTATTCATCCTGACATCCATCCCCCACCACCATTGGCAATTCCTACACCCGGCAGTGTTAATTTTGGTAAAAGGTTTTTCCTATGATCAGATACGGCAAAAGTGATAAAAGCTGAAGAAGGATGAGAAGACCAATCATGAACAGGCCTATTTCCAAGTTTCTTCTTTTTATTGTCATATTCTGCCCTGTAATTCTCAAGTCCTGATATTCCATCTGCACACAGTATTTCATCAAAATTACATTGTGACAAGATATTTCTTACAGCAGGGATGTGAACATTTACAATCAGTTCCATGTTCCTGGCCCTTGGCACAACTTCAATTGGTTTAATCCCAAGTCCTTCAGCAACCTCAACCCGCGACTTCGCAATCTCTGAATTCGTCATTTCTCTTTGTGCTGCATCATGGGGCATATAGTGATTTCCGTAGACATATTCTCCACGATGTTCAGACCCTTCCTTCTGGCCTTTCATCACTTTTGCATAATGTTCCAAGCCATATCCCGAAGCCTCATAATAATCAATAAAATTGTAAGACTGTCCCACCGGCTGCATGAACCAGATTGTCATTGAATCATCAACACCGAGATCCCAGAAAGTATCAACTTCAATACCCGAACGATGTGGAACCTTCCCAATTCGCCCGGTGGATCTGGCCTTTTCTATCTGTTGTGCAAAATAAGCCCCAAGAGTTGCACCGGAGAAAGAACAAAGATACTCTTGATTAAACATAGCGCCACCAAGCTCTTTCCCGAAAATTTTAATATACTCAGCTTTGATATTTTTTAATTGCTTAATGGTGAAAACGTCTGTCATTTCTGCTGTAGTCTTTTCAGAAAACCATCCCTCAGTTGTCAATCCATGTTCATAAGTAGTCTTACCGTGATTATTTCCCCTGGAAGTATAGATGAAAATTGCAAAACCGTTATTTTCTTCAATGATTGGTGCCAGATAAGCCCATGCCATGGGATTTGAAATTGCCCATTCTGAAAGAACTATTCCAACCGGTGGGGCTCCTACAATAGAATTGTAATTGTCTGACCCAACAACCTGCCAGCTTGACCCATTCCTAAATTCAATATACATTTCCTGATTAAGAGTCCTGTTTCGCATGGCTTCAGGAAAAGCTTCATTAATTCTCTTCAATCCGGTCCTGGGATTGATCGCATTCCAAATTGCTTTACGACCTTGCCCATACTCAGGCAGCATATGCCAGTAATTACCTATTCTCTTCTGCGATTCCTTAGCTGTAAAGTGTAATGCAACATCATCCTTACCCCATCGTCTATGGGCCACCTCAACAGCTCGTTTACCGCCTTTTTCAAGATATCGCCATAGATTTATTTGATCAGGGCGGGGGTGCCAACCATTATTGGGGAGGGTGATTTTCAAAAATTACTCCCAATACCAAAGAAAGCACCAATACGAACACCGGTGTAACCTAATGCGCTGGTGATAGCCCAGGATGTTTTTTTTACATCAATTTTAAACTGTTCATCTGCATACAGTCTATCTGCCTTGTTCTTGGCTTTCTTACAACGAAAGTCATGTCTACATGATGCAACAGGGTGACGATGTCTATGGAAAATTCCTTGAAGAAACCAAGGAACAGAGGAACCATCCCACATAAAACCTATTGGAATATTATCATCACCACAGGATAAAGGCCTTGTTAAAGCTCGCATTTTTGGTTTAACATCTACATTACGCATATAAATTATCATTTATTATCCTCCTTATCATCATTACAAAAATCAACCAGGTCAATATGCAAATCACCGGATACTTTCAGATCATGTTTATCCGGCCAGCGCTCAGGGCTTCTATTTTTCAGGTGAAATTGGATAGCCCTGGTGTCAGCATGGACCCTTTTTCGCACCACTTTGGTTGTCATCATTTTAATGATAATCTTACCATTTTCATCCAAAACCGGCATGTTGTTTGAATCTTTTTGAATCATGGGTTCTTTTGTTGTCTCATTGTAAGAGTAGCCAATAGCGCGGGTTCTGAGACTTCCTTCAACCAAACTTACATCATATAAATCCTTCCCTTTTACAAGACACTCCGAAAACTTAGGATGATCAATTTTCCATTTATTGATAGTTGATTCACTCACATCAAACAACTTAGCCAATTTTTTATCTGAAAATCCCTCAATACATGCTGTCAATGCTTGATTATTGTAAGACTCTTGGTACTTTGAAGGCCTTCCGTCAGGTTTATGTAAGTGTTTAGGCTTCTTAGCTGTCATTTCAACGACCTCCCAATAGCCATACCAAGCAATCCGGCAGATAATTTATCTACAAGGCCCATTGAACCCTTAATATCCAACACCATGGCAAGAACACCATAGATAAGGAGTGTACAGATAATGAGAGTCTTGTCATTTTCGATGATTTCACCAAGAGTTTCAATGATTTTGTTTATTGTTTTTCCCATAAGTCACCTTTATTATTGTAGTATATGATTATTAAAAACTATAATTAACAAGTCAAGAACATTTCCAGAGTTATTTGTTTTTACAAAATGACTCTGGAAATCACATTTTGTAATATGTAGTAATATCAATATGTTACTACAAGTGTGCACCTTTTTATCTTATTATTACAATAACTTATAGCAAATATGCCAACATGCACAGTAATTTTGGGAACTAACCCCCAGGGTAAGTTTTCGGACATATACCGCACGGTTAATTTAGTATATATACACAATCAACTCACCATACCAGTGTTACCGTGATTTACTGTGCATCACCGTTATATATAATAATATTAAATAGTTATATCACAATGATATTATTTAAGTGTGCATACTTTATTGTAAGTTATTAATATTATTATATATATAGATGCACACTTAAATAATGTTAAAATATAATGTAAATTGTAACTATCTAATATTGTTATAATAAATTAAAATGTTAATCGTGCATTGTGTTAGTCGCTATGTTGGCATATTTTATTTACTTAGCATACTTTTTCTTTGAAACTACCATTTTCAGAGTCATTTTAAAAAAATGTCATTTTTAAAGTCATTCTAAAGTAACATTTTTAGAGTCATTCTAAAGTAACATTTTTAGAGTCAAAAGCATGCCAAGTAAAAGTGATTCTGTACGGGTTGACAATTTCCCGTACGTTTGATATTTGATATTTATATTTGATATATAAAGGAGAAATGATGAACAGAAAACAGTTAAAGAAGAAATTAAGATTTGACCCTACTTCCGGTGTTTTTTATATCCGGAAAACAGGCAACGTCACCGGGCAAATCAACGAACAACAATACGTCCAAATTTGGA